AGGGTATTTCTTGATCTATAACAATGGATTAAATGAAAGATTTGTTTGTAAATCTTGTAGTAAAATAGATTGATGCCATATACAAAAACAGATCAAGGTTGGATGTGGGGTAGGCAAGGACCATTCCCAACAAAGCAAAAAGCCATTAATGTGGCTAAAGCCGCCTATGCATCGGGATTTCACGAAGAAAAGCGTCAGAAAGATTTGTGCATTGCTCTTGATTATCACAACACTTATTCAGCCGATCCTAAGTTCTGGGACACCTTCATTTATATGTGCTGGATGCGAAAATTCGAGGTTTATTGCATAACCCACCATACAGGCGAAAAGCAAAATGAAAAACTTATGGACAGTATTGGTAAAGTGTTGGACAAAGACCATATCATTTTTACAATGGGCAAAGCAAAAATGGACTATGTTAAAAGCATAGGATTAGATATTGACATTTGGATTGATAACAACCCAATTCATATCATTCAAGACCCAGATACAGAACAATGACTTGGAATATCCGAGTAGTTAAGTATTTAGAAGAAGGTGAGCCAGTTCTTGCGCTTGCCGAAGTTTATTACAATACTCATGGTAAACCCTGTGGTTTTTGCACAGCATCAGCAGTAGATGAATCAATTGATAATCTGCATCAATATGTGGATTGGATGAAAGAAGCATTGGCATTGCCTATCATTGAATTTGAAACCCAGTTTAGTGAATGGGATAAATAAGTGTCGCATTAATACCACAATGCCTACATTACCTACCTATACCAAGTGCGCCAGCCTAGGTTGCAAGAATACAAAGAGCAAACTCAACTCATTCTGCACAGAACATGGTGGCAAAGAGTGGATCGACACAGAAGATCGCAAACAATTCAACTCAATGTATCAGTCAGCATTTTGGCGGCAGAAGCGACAAACACAACTATCAATACAACCATTATGCCAAGCCTGTTTGTCCGAAGGTCGCATAGGTAGTGCCATTCATATAGACCATGTGTTCGCATGGAAAGTGTTAGGCAAACAAGCCTTCACTCATAACCTATTCCAATCCCTATGCCCAGAACACCATAGCCATAAGACAGCACTTGAACAGCAGGGCATATACAGGCACTACAACGATCCAATCAAAGACTATACCATAGGGGACTATGCATATATTATCGGGTCTATATCGGCTGATAAAGAGGTCTGGCAAGCCTTCTAGCAAGCTATCGGCTAAGAACTTAAAATTGTTTGGATAGTGTATGAAGCAAGGCGACTTACAATCTTCCAAAAAAGGGGTTGCCAAGAGGGGGGTGTTGCTTATAAACTACAACCATGAACAAACTCCCAGTCGAACTTCATTTGGTGCATGGAACTAAACCAGAGCATAGCGCCATGCCTTTACCTGAATCGGTAAAAAAGAGAATACCTGAAGCGGAGTGGATGAGCAATCCAAGTTGTTGGAATAAAGCGACATTTGTTCAAGAAACTTCCGATTATCTTTATGATGTTTATGGCATTGGCTCAAATCAAGATAAACATACTTTGGCTATGTTGGCAGATCAGATCGACCTATATGTTTCATGTAACATCCAATTGGCTGGAAGTGATTTAGTTATATCCACAAATGATGGAAAGACCCTTGCGCCTAATCCGATCATATCTATTCGGAACAACTCTTTGAAGTTGGTAATTCAGTTAATGAATGAATTAGGGTTAACCCCTAGAGGTAGATTGAATAAGACAGAATCCAATACCGATGATAATTCAGCGGTTTCTAAGTTCCTGAGAGGACCAAAAGGATAAGATGAATTACCTAGATGGCATCCAGTATGCTAATCAGGTAGCTAAAGGTGAGATAGAAGTTTGCAGAAATGTGCGGCTTGCTTGCCAGCGATTCCTGAATCAGTATGAAAACAAAGAATGGGAATGGGAATTTGACCCAGATTATCCTAACCATGTCTTAGGATTTGCATCCCTACTAAAGCATACCAAAGGACATCAAGCCGGGCAGAATGTAGTTCTAGAGCCATTTCAAATTTTGTTCATTTGTGCCATTTATGGATTTAGGTCAAAAAAAGATCATTTCAAAAGAATGGTTACAGATGTCATTTTGTACATCCCCCGGAAAGCTGGTAAATCCACACTAACCGCTATTCTTGCTCTTTATGAATTGGCTTGTGGCGAAGCTGGTGCAGAAGTCTTTACCCTAGCAACCAACAGGGAACAAGCATCCATTGTGTTTGATGCCGCCAAAGGGTTTATTGAAAATGGACCTAAAGAGATTGCCAGCCTATTTACTGTTAGCAAATATCAGATTGGCAAGCATGGCGATAGTCAAACTATGTTCAAGGCACTTAGCCGGGATACCAAAAAGACTGGGGATGGTAAAAATCCATCTTGCGTTATTGTGGATGAAGCCGCCCAGATCATAGATCGCAATGCAATTGAAGTTCTGCACTCTGGTATGGTTGCCCGGCAAAACCCATTGCGGATATATATTACTACTGCCAGCTTTACCAAGGACACCAAGTTCTATGAAGATATGTCCATGATGGAATCCATACTAAATGGGGAAGCTAGTGATAACCCTAGGTGGTTTGGTTTGCTTTATGCGCTTGATCCACAAGATGATTGGCGCAATCCTAAGACTTGGGCAAAAGCCAATCCGATGCATGGCATTAGTATTTTTGATGATGCTATTGCACAAAGGGCAGAAGAAGCCAAAAACAAGCCAGCCGCACTCAATGAATTCCTTTGCAAAACCCTTAATATCTATGTCAGCGCCCAAACTGCTTGGGTAGATAGAAACCATTGGGATGATCCAAAATGTAAAATATCAGAAACAAATCAAGAGCCAGAAGCTGTATTTATTGGATTCGACTTAGCCGCCACAAGGGACTTAAATGCAGTTTGTACTCTAAAGCGGTATGGCGAATTAGACTATGAAGCAAGCTGGAAATTCTTTTTGCCTGAAGCTGGTTATGAGTTAATCCCCAAGCATTATCAGGATATATTCCGAGTTGCAATAGATTCTGGCATTCTTAGATTAACCGAAGGCAATGTCATGGATGATCGAGAAATATCGGATTATATTAAACAGGAATGTGAAAAATATAATGTCAAAGAGGTTGGTTATGATGCTTATAATGCCGCATCCTTAGTAGCCAGATTATATGATGCCGGGATACCAGTCAAAAAGGTTGGACAGGGCATGGCAGTATTATCTAACCCATCCAAGTATGTAGAAAAACTGATAATGAATCAGCAAATTAAGCATGATGGCAATCCATTTGTAGGATGGCAACTGGGCAACTGTGAAGTATATGAAGATGTGAATGGGAATATTAAAGTTCGCAAGAATGAAGCAGATAAATCAGCCAAAGTTGATGGTATTATTGCTATGATTATTGCGGCGCATTGCAGTTTGGATAACCCTTTTGTTTCTGATTCCTATGGATTTAGAACTTTCTGATATAAAATATAGGAAAATCGGAAGAAATCGAGGATTAATATGGGTATTTTAGACATTTTTAACAAGAAAAAAACAGTCTTAGCAGAGAATAATACTCTGTTTGGGCAGACCCAATTAGGCAACCAAATTGTTCGCCAAGCCCAAGATGGTAAGGGTGGCGCTAATTTCCAACTTCTTTATGTAACTACATCATCTACCACTAGCGCCGGGCGCATTGTGGATATGTCGGTTCTTACAAGAAATTCGACAATTATGTCCTGTGTTGGAGTAATTGCTAGAGCATTAGCCCAATGTTCCATATCTGTTGCATCTAAAACAGAAGATGGCATATTTGTTGATGCAATCAAAGATTCTGATGTAGGTAGCCGGGACAAAATAAAAGCCAAGCAAATTGTGGCGCTTTTACAGCAACCCAACAATTTTCAGAGCCAATATGAGTTCTGGTATCAATGGTGTATGTGGTATTTGCTATCTGGTGAAACTTTTACTTTGCTTTATCGCAAAGACCAGACAGATGCCAATCAAACCCCAATTGAACTTTACAATCTAGATTCAACCCTAATTACAACTCAGATGAATCCAGCTAGATACCCAACTTATCGGTTATCGACCCCTTCTTATGGATTTAATAGGGATGAGCCATTAGCCGCCCATCAAATAATCCATGTTTCTGAAGCCGCATGGCAAGGTTCTGCTGGTTTTAACAAGGGTATTCTAGCAACTGAATTGGTAGCCTTAGATCAGGATATTGATCTATATGCAAACTTTGTTATGCAAAATGGCGCAAAGCCATCTGGCATCTTTAGCACTACATCTGTGATTCCTGATGCTAAATACAAAGAAGTAGCCGGAAGAATTAAAGAAGCATGGTCAAGCATGACAGGAAGCAAGCCTACAGACCTATCTAAGCCGGGTCAAGGTATGCTTTTAGACCAAGGCATGACATACAATCCAGTTCAAATGCTTACCTTGCAAGATGCAGATGCCGCCAAGCTAAAAGATCAAACAACCAAGCGCATTTGTGCATTGTTCGGTGTTCCACCCCAAATGCTCGGCTTAGAAACAGGCAAATTCAATAATACTCAAACCTTATTGGATGAATTTTACAAAACTACTATGTACCCAATGATTATTGCTATTGAGCAAAAATTCAAAATGGGTTTATTAAAAGGTTATCCAAACCTTTGTATTCGATTTGATACAAAAGACTTCCTAAAAGGTGCGGCATTAGATCAGATGAATTTTGTAACCGCTGGTATTGCTGGTGGTTTAATGACACCAAATGAAGCCAGAGAATATATGAATATGGCTAATATTGAAGGTGGCGATGAGTTATTATCTGCACAACCAAAAGATATTAGTTCTACCAATGTTCCAATAGGCGCAAAGACAGCAAAAATTACCCAACTTCCCGGCAGTAGTCCGCAAGATACTGGTGGTGGGGGCGGCAATCAAACTAAGAAAATGAACATAGGAAAATAAAACATGGAAAATATTAATAAGATTCTTCAGATTTTCGGTTATCAATTGCATAAAAATAATGTTAAACTACCAGTAAAATCTGTAAAATCCCCTAAAATACAAGATAATAATCAATCTATTAAGAATGGGATTATCAATGAATCAGAATCTAAGCCTACTTTGCGAAGCAAAACTAAGCCTAAACCAATCCTCAAAAGACAAGCTACCAAGCGGAAAGATTGAAGCTAGGGTAACTTCTTGGGGCGCTAGAGAAGGCGCTGATGGTCGCCGATTTAATTATCAGCCTGAAGGATTCCAAAATTGGGCTAATGAATTTTCCGCAACTGGCAATCCATTACCAATGTTCTTAAACCATAATGATATGGGTATGCCTGTAGGTCAATGGACAGAGTTTAATTTTGACAAAAAAGGCATGACTGCATCTGGCGAACTATTTATGAATACTACCGCTGGTTCTGATCTTTATGAAGTTCTAAAAAATTCCCCAAATCTATTTGGCGGTGTTTCTGTTGGCGCTTATGCCGATGAAGCCTGTATGGTAGATGAAGATGGCAATCCAGTAGCAGAAGATGATGATATGGAAGATGAAGCATATTTCCAAATTACTAAAGGCGGTTTGCGTGAAGTTAGCGTTGTAATGTATCCAAA